CTTGATCCAGATTTGAATGAGATTGTAGGGCGTCCTACAGGACAAGGATTTGGTGCAGCCAGAAAAGGACCAAGTGTAGTAGCCTCTTCTGATAAAGACCTTATGAAAGAGGAGGATTAGTCATGGCAGCAGCTAAAGCAGTTAGTGCAATTACTAAAGGTTTAAGTAATATTATACGTGATCTTAAACCTAAACCATCAACTAAGAGTGGTAAAAAAGCACGGCGTAGAATGACTGACAAAGATAAACCTTCAACTAAAATAGCAAAACGCAGAAATGTAAAACGTGATCCTAAAACAGGAAGACTAAGCACGGAAGGAAATAAAGAACAACAAATTGTAGTACAAACCCCAAAATCAAAACAACTTAAAACAGTAGCTACTGAAAGAGGAACAGGTCGATTAGGCAAGACTGCTGCTGCTGCTGAAAAAAGTGTAAAGGCTAGAGAACGTCGTAGGGCAGCTACACAAGGCACTACTGCCGCTGCTCTTGCTGTAATACCATTTATAAGTGATGATGATAAAGAAGTATCAGCTAAAAGTTCTTCTAAATCTTATACAATTAAAAAAGGTGATACGCTTTCTGAAATTGCACGGGATTCAGGAACTACATTAAAAAAACTTAAAGAAGCTAATCCACAAATTAAAGACTTGAATAAAATTAAACCAGGACAAAAAATTAATATTCCTGCAAAAGTTCCAAAACGTAAATCAGTATATCAAGGAATGTCTAAATCTGAAATGAAGAAAATAGATAAGTCTAAAAAAAGATATGGTGGTAAAGTTGTTAAACGCATGGGTGGTGGACAAGTTATGTCAGGTAACGATCTTGTTTCATCTTTATATGATTAAGGAGAATTACAATGCCAGGACCAGCAGCGATACCAATTATTATGGGAGGAATAGCAGCAGCAAGATTAGTTGGACCTAAACTAGCTGAGTCTTTAATAAGTAGAGGACTAGCTAAAAAAGCAACAGGAGACGTTGCAAAATTAGCTAAAAAGAAAGTTAAATCAGGTGCTGTAAAAGAAATTAATCAAGTTAAAGATTTACCTACTACTGTTCAAGATAAAATGAAATTTGGAATAAAAAAAGCACAACAAAAATCAAAACCATCTCCCTCTAACATATCAAAAGAATCTAATACTGCTGCTCAAAATAGAGCAAGAGTACAACGAATGCAGGAACAAGAAGCAAAACAAAAAGCAATTAAAGCAGAAGCTAGGGCAAAAGCTAGAGCAGAAAAACCTCAAATTAAAAAACAAAAAACCCCTGAAGAAATAGAACACAATAAGTTATTAAGCAATCCTGCATATTGGAATTATTTAAATAAAGCTTCAAATAAAATAAAAAATCAAGCTAGAGTTACTGCAAGTCCTAGGACTCCACGTTTACAAAAAGGTATGCGTTTTGCTCGTAAAAGTGAAACGACAAAACGGCAAGACGGTGGCAAAGTTATGTCAGGTTCTGATCTTGTTTCATCTTTATATGATTAGGAATTAATAAATGGTTGCTTATCCTAACGACAAAGAAAAACTAGCTCGACCTAAAAAAGTTTTAGCAAAAGAAAGACCTATAAGAAAACTAGGATTTAATAAACCTACAAAACTAAAAAAACCTAAGCGTCGATCTTTGCTTCTTGGTCCTATAAGATCAAATAAAGGCGGCAAGATAATAAATAAATACAAAGGTGGAACTTTATACGTTGCATCGTTTTACGATTAAGGAGAACCATTATGTCTAAAAATAAAAAGAAAAAAATTGCACCAAGACCTCGACCTAGACCTCCTGCTGATGAAAGACCACCAGCTATACCTGAAGCAGATACAGAACTCACTACTGGTCCAAAGCTAAAAAAAGTTTCTAAACGTGGCGGCGGCGATTTTAATATTGAAATGAAAATTCCTAAAGAACTTGTTAAGCAAGGTGTAATGTATGGTTATAAAAAGGGTGGACAAATATAATTTTTAATAGGAATTAAAATGGCAACTAGCGGTACATTTAATTTTAACCTTGACATAGACGAGGTTATACAAGAAGCAAGTGAAATGATCGGAGGAGAAAATACTCTTGGTCATGAACCTGCTTCTGCCCGACGTTCTATTAATCTAATGCTAACGGATTGGCAGAATAGAGGTGTTCTTTTATGGTCAACAGAAGTAACAGCAGTTACAGTTGCTGCTAGTGTTACATCTTATTCTTTGAGTAGTTCTACAGTAGATGCTTTAGAAGTTGTAGTTAATCGAGATGATACTGATATCCAATTAACTCGTATTTCTTTTGAAGAATATTTACTTATTCCAAATAAAAAACAGACAGGCAGAGCAACTCAATATACAATTAAACGAGACAGAGATAATCCTACTTTAAGTATTTGGCCTTTACCTGATAATAGTACAGATATATTAAAGATAGAACGTATTAGTCAATTAGAAGATGTGGATAAATCAGCAGGACAGAATGCTGATATGCCTAAAAGATTTTTACCTCCACTTACTTGTGGTTTGTCTTATTATATGGCTATGAAAAGACCTAATGTACCTAATGATAAAATTGCAATGTTAAAAGGAAATTATGAAGAACTTCTTCAACGAGCAATGGAAGAAGATAAAGAACGAGCAAGTATTTTCTTTAAACCTAAAATTAGGACAGTTTAATGGCAACAGATCGTAAAGCTTTAGCAGTATGTGATATTTGTAATTTTAGATATCCACATAGATTAATGAAGCTAAATAGTTTTGGTTTATTAGTTTGTCCAGAAGATTATGAAGGTGCTTTTGATTTAAAAAATCATCCTCAAAATAAAGTTCCTAATGTCAGGGATGATACTAAAATAGATAATCCTAGACCTGATTCAGGAGGTCGTAACCTAGTGTGGAATACAGCTAACTTACTTTGGGAGGGTACTCCTAATAATATGAGTGATCAAGTAATTTCACCAGTTTGGAATAGCGCATGAGTGATTTTGATTTAACAGGCAAAAGAATAGCAGATACTTACAAAGGATTACTAAAACTTGCTGTAAGTGGTAATGGTGTAGTCTCTTCAGGTTTAACCCAAGTTGAAGGAGGAGATGGAACTAATACTGCATTGCAAGTAGCAACAGATGCGGTTAGAGTAAAAGGTTCTTTTGCTGTATCTTCTAGTGTTTCTATAGCTGGAACTTTACGTGTTGATGGAGATGTATGTGCTAGTTCTTATTTTGGAAGTGGTAGACATTTAACTAGTATTGTAGCTAGTGGAGATACATCTGTTAGTTCTCTGATTGTTGCTAATAATGCAACGATAGGAGGAACTCTTTCAGTAGGTGGAGCAGTTAATTTTTTAAGTACTGCAACAGTTTCAGGTAATTCAGGATTTCTTGGGACTGTTAGAGTAAGTGGAGCTACTTCACTTGAAGGTGCTGTTAAAATGTCAAGTACTGCCACTGTAAGTGGGGCAGCAGGTTTTCTAGGTACAGCAAGAGTTAGTGGAAATACAAGTATTGGCGGCACTTTAGATGTAGCGGGAAATACATCAGTTGGTGGTACACTTATTACAACAGGGGCAGCAACTTTTGATGATGATGTTTCTGTATCAGGAAATGTTAATATTGGTGGCACAGCAACTGTTGCAGGAGCAGCGTCTATTGGAGGGGCTGTATCAATAGGTGGAGCAGTTAATTTATTAAGCACAGCAACTGTTAGTGGTGCAGCAGGATTTTTAGGGTCTGTCAGAGTTAGCGGTGCTACTTCATTAGAAGGAGCTACTGTTCTTGGATCAACAGTTACTGTAGCGGGAGCAGGACATTTTAAAGACGATGTGTCCGTAAGTGGTAATCTTAATATAGGTGGTACTGTTACAATAGCAGGAGCAAACGTACAAGCAGCTAATGCTAAAGTCTGTGCTAGTGCTTTCTTTGGAGATGGTTCTAATTTAACAGGTATAACTGCTGACATTACAGGAAATATTTCTGTTAATAACGCTACAGTAGGTGGTAATTTATTTGTCGGAGGAACCGCTACAGTATCAGGTGCAACAGGTTTTCTAGGGACAGTCAGAGTTAGCGGAAATACTACAGTTGGAGGAACATTAGATGTAGCTGGAAATACTTCTGTAGGTGGTACATTTATGTCTACGGGAGCAGCTACCTTTGACGATGATGTGTCAGTTTCTGGTAATGTAAATATAGGAGGCACTACAACCATAGCAGGAGCAGCTTCTATAGGTGGTGCAGTATCAATAGGTGGTGCAGTCAACTTATTAAGTACAGCTACTGTAAGCGGTGCAGCAGGGTTTTTAGGAACAGTTAGAGTAAGTGGTAATACTACAGTTGGTGGTACGTTAGATGTTGCAGGTAATACCTCAATAGGTGGAACCTTTATGTCTACAGGTGCTGCTACCTTTGATGACGATGTATCTGTATCAGGTAATATTGTTATTGGGGGAACAGCAACAGTAGTTGGTGCAGCTTCAATAGGAGGTGCGGTTTCTATAGGAGGGGCTGTTAATCTTCTAAGTACTGCTACTGTTAGCGGTGCAGCAGGATTCTTGGGAACTGTACGTGTAAGTGGAAATACAACTGTAGGAGGCACATTAGATGTAGCAGGTAATACTTCTATAGGGGGTACATTCTTGGCTACGGGCGCTGCAACATTTGATGATGATGCTTCTGTATCAGGTAATTTACATGTAGGAGGAACCGCTACTGTTGCAGGAGCAGCGCAAATTACAGGTAATGTAAGTCTTGGTGGTCAATTATTTTTAGCTAAGTCAGGAGCAGCAGCTATATCAGCAACAGCTATTAATGGGATTACTTCTGTGTCTTTAAACTTTTCTAATGCTCAAAATTTTCTTACAACTGTAACAGCAGCACATACATTAGCCAGACCAACAAATGCTACTAAAGGACAGACAGGAAGTATCTTTATTATACAATCAGGTGGTAGTGGCACTGTTGCTTATAATACCTGTTGGAAATTTATTGGAGCTAGTGTACCTACTGTAGCTACTAGTAATGGAGCAGTAGCAAGATTAGATTATATAGTTGTATCAGTTTCTAGTGATAATACTGGTGAAAACATACATGCAATTTTAACCAATGAATATGGAAGAAGTTAAATATGGTATTTTCTAATAGTTTGCTTTTTGGTGCGGCAGCAGCAGCTTCTGCTGGTAGTGGTTTTAATAGTTCATTAGTACCTAATTCTGTTCATTTTGATGGAAGTAATGAATTGATGGAAAGAAATACTAGTTCGCATAGTTCAACAAAATGTATAATGGCATGTTGGTTTCAACTATGTAAGATACCTCTTTCATCAAATCAAGGTTTAATGTATTTAGGAGAAGCATCAAATTCAAGTGGATCTAATCAAAATGGTCTCTTTTTTAGTTATGATAGTGCTCAAATTGAAATGGACTTGTACTTTTATTGTAATGGTAATAGAGCATCTCCAAGAATGTCTTTTAGAGATGTAGGTTGGTATCATATTCTTGCAAGTTTTGATCTAGGACAAAGTGGTATAGCAAAAGGAAAACTTTTTATCAACGGAATTGAAATAACAGATTACCAATCTGATGCAAGAGGAAGTTGGAGTACAAGTTTTACTAATACAACTGTACAAGAAGTTGGTGGTTTTGCTGGAGGAAGTTCTTTTCCTGGATATATAGCACAGGCTGTAATGTTAGATGGTCAATCTATTCAAGATAGTGATGTAGCTATTACAGATTTTGTGGATGCTTTTACTTTTGGAACTAATGGTTCTCAGTTTGTTCCTAAAGCTGATGCAGCTATAGCTGCTTTAGCTACTTCTGCTGGAGATAATTCATTTTGTTTAGATTTTACAGATAGTACTGGAACAAACGCAGCAAATTTAGGTTTAGATATTAGTAATAATGATAATGATCTTACTCCTGAAAATATGGCAGCAGGAAATCAATCAACAAATACACCTAGTAAAAATTTTTCTATATTTAATCCTTTGGCAAATGGTGATAATACAGGACTTGGATCATTTAGTTTATCTAATGGTAATCAAACAGCGACTTTAAGTTCTTCCAATACATGGCTTAAAACTACTATTCCGTTTGTAATGAGTGGTAGTAATATAATTAGAACACAATTTACTATTGACACAGTAGGTAACAGTGCTGTTGGAATAACAGGTTCTTCTCATACGGCTGGAACATACCATACTTCTGGTCTTGGTAGACCTGGGCAAGGAGAAGTTTTATTACAGAATGATGGTGCTGTAATTATTGATGGAAATTTTGGTAGTGCTGGTGGGTACACTTCAAGTTGGAGCAATGGGGATGTTATAGATGTAATTGTGAACTTGGATGTAGGGGGAGTTTGGTTTGCACGTAATGGTACTTTAGGCGGGAGTGCCACACAAGCTGAAATTGAAGCAGGGACAACTACTAATGCTGCATTAGTATCTAGCTTTGTAAGAAGAACAGCAGGAGAAGTTTTTAATTTTTATGTTGCTCAAACAAACTCTTCTAATCCAACTTTTACATATAATAGTGGCCAATCTTCTTTTAGTAATAGTTATTCTACAATAACAAGTCTTATACCTTTAAGTACTGCAGATTTAACTGCTCCTACTTTTCAGGGGATAGATTTTTTTAATACTGTTGGATATACTGGTAATGGAAGTACTAACAATATTACAGGAACAGGCTTTCAACCTGATTTAGTAGCAATTAAAAGCAAGACTTCTGCTTCTCCTGATGATTGGGGAGTTTATGATGCTATTAGAGGAACAACAAAACAACTAAGTTTTAACCTACCTACAAATTCAGGTGATGCTGATGAACAAACAGAAAGCACTGGTCTAACAGCTTTTGGATCAGATGGTTTTAGTATAGGAGCATTAGCCGAAATAAATACAAGCAGTGCTACTTTTGCTGCTTATCAGTGGTTAGGACAAAATGGTACAACATCTATTAGTTCAGGAACTGGTAAACTTGCTTCAACTGTAAGTGTATCTGCAGCAGGTAACTTTAGTATAGTTTCTTGGTCAGGGAGTGGAGCAAATACCACGGTAGGGCATGGTTTATCAGTTGCACCTGAACTTGTTTTTTATAAAAATCGTAGTACTACAGATAATTGGGTTATATATTGTGACCATCTATCTAGTGATGATCATTTTTTACTAATGGATGATGTTGCTGAATCAAATTCCAGTGGTTCTACTATGTTTAATTCAACTGCTCCTACTGCTTCAGTATTAAGTGTAGGATCAAATAACGCTACAAATAAATCTGGTGATAATATGATTGCCTACTGCTTTTCTTCCATAGCAGGTGTATGTAAAGTAGGAGTTTATGAAGGAAATAGTAACGCCGATGGTCCTTATGTTGCATTAGGATTTACTCCTGCTACTATTATCTGGAAAAATATAGATTCCACTACTTCGTGGCCACTCGTAGATAATACTAATAATGCACCTGCCAGTGGAAATCCTTTTGTTAATTGGTTATTGACAGATAGCAATGGAACATTAGGTGGGTCTGGTAGTTTTGATGTAGACTTTCTAGCAGATGCTTTTAAACCTAGACTATCAACCAGTGGTTACAATAGTAATACCGTTATTTATCTAGCAATGGCAGACATAGGTGGGAATGGAACACTGCCACCAATTTACGCCAAATAGGAGAAAAATATGTGGGCAAGAATTATAGATAATAAAATTGTACAGACTATTAAATATCCAAAATCAATTGTAATAAATGATGTTCAATATTCTAAAGCAATTTTTCATTCTGCTTGGTCAGATAATCAACGTAAAGAAATAGGAATTTTACCTTATGAATATTCAGGTTCTTTAATTAATAATATGTTTTATCAAACTTTTGACTCTACTCCTGATATTCAAGAAAATAAAGTTGTTATTACAAGAACAAAAACTGCTAGAAATATTGATGATATTAAAGCTACAATGAAAATTCATGTTAATAATGTTCTTAAAAATTATTTAGAACAAACTGATTGGATTATAATTAGAGAACAGGACAACGGTACTGCAAAACCATCAGACCTTACCAAATGGAGAAATGACCTTAGAGTAAAAGCTAAAGCTTTAGAAACTGCTATAGATAGTAAAGGAGATGTTGCTGGTTTAGAAGCCATGACAATTTCTACAGAAGACGAAAAAATAGCAGAGTTTAATAATTGGCCTCGTAATCCAAGAGAACTTGAATAATGTTATATAAATTATTTTTTTTAATAAGTTTTATCTTGTTGCCTAGTTATGCAAATACTGAAGAAATATGGAATATAGAAGATGAAGTCGCAGCTTTTTTTGTATGTAAAACAGAACGAGATATAATGGATTTGGTTATGGCAGATTCTAAAAGTCAAGAATCTTTTGCTGGTAAAGTTGTAGAAAAAAAAATTAATCAAGATTGTATAAAAATTTTTCCTCCTATGAAATTTAAAGTATCAGAAATTATTAGTAGTTATAAGGATCATAGAAAAATAACAAATACTGTTTTAAAGGTAAAGTCTTCTATTAATGATATGCTTGTAGGATATATTATTGTTAAGGGAATCCCTGCTACACCAAAACAGAACTCTTTATAAGGAATTTAAGAATGGCAAGTACATTTACAACTAATATACGCCTTACTAAACAAGGAGATGGAGAAAATCCTAATAGTTGGGGGCAAATATTAAACGATGGTGTTATTAGTTTAACTGATGAAGCTATTGCAGGTATAGCTACTATCAGTGTAGGATCAACTACTTCTGTTACTTTAACCTCAAATAATGGTTCAGATGATCAATCTCGATCTGCTATTTTACATATTAAAGGAACTGTCGGAGGAGCGCATAATACTATCTCACTTGTTATTCCTGGTAATACTAAACATTATTTAATTAATAATGCAGTATCTGCTAACACTACTGCTAGTGATATTATTAAAATTAAAACTGCTGCTGGTGATGGATATGATGTTCCTTTTAGTGGTATAGGATGGATTTATTGTGATGCTGCTTCAGTTAAACCTGTTAATACTAAGTCGTTTAACTTAGGAACAGCAGCTAGTGCGGATATAGGTGTATGTGCTACTAATGTACCTGATACATCTTTAGCTGATTTACGATATTTAAGAACATCTGTAACTGTTAATACAACACTTTTAGGTACAAAGACTATACGAGATGGTCAGTTTGTTATTGATACATCTGCTAGGGCTGTTAATCCTATAACTACATTAACAGACGCTGCTTCTATTGCTGTTGATTTTTTAACAGGTAATAATTTTTTAGTTACACTTGGAGGTAATAGAACTTTAGCTGCACCGTCTAATGCCACAGCAGGACAGACAGGTCTTATTTATGTTATTCAAGACGGTACTGGGAATAGAACTCTTGGTTATAATACTGTATTTAAATTTGTAAGTGGTTCTGCTCCTGTTTTAACAACTACAACTAATGCCGTTGATATGCTTATATATAGTGCTAGAAGTGCCACTACTATTGATGCTGTAATGTTACATGACTTTAAGAGATAACACATGACAACTAAATTAGTTAAACTTGATTTTCCTCCAGGTATATTTAAGGAATCTACTAAATATGCTGAAAGTGGAAAATGGTTTAATGCAGATAGGGTTCGTTTTCGGGATGGAAAACCTGAATGTCTTAGAGGATATAAAACTAAGATAGATGATACTTATGATGGTATTGCTAGAGATTTATTGACTTGGGTAGATAATGATCAAACCAAACGAGCTATGTTTGGAACTGATAAAAAATTATTTGAGTTTCATGGTGATACTTTATTTGATGTAACACCATTAGCATCTACAGTAACATTAGCAAATTGTTTTGGTACTTCAGCAGGAACAACTAGAGTTTGTGTTTCAGATAATGGAAGTAATACACAAGCAGGTGACTTTGTAAACTTTACATCAGCAAGTACTAATCTAGGTGGTAATATTAATTTATCTAATAATACTTATGAAATTGCTTCAGTTGTAGATGCTAATGTATATGTTATTAGTGTTACTGATGCAGCAGATGCTACTAGTACACAAACAGGAAATGCTACACTTAATTATTTAATCACAACAGGAAATGAAGTAGCTAGTCCTGGTCTTGGATATGGAGCAGCTAAATTCCAAGCAACAGTATGTGCATCTCAAACAAGAGCTTGGAATGAGCCTACATCAGCATCAGCATCAGGATTAGTTAGACAGATTACGCAATGGAGTTTAGATAATTATGGAGAAGATGTTGTAGCTAACAGAAGGAATGGTCCTATATTCTTTTATGATACTGATGTATCAACTTCTCCTGTACGTTTAACTACAGTAACTAACTCTCCTGCACGAGTAGATTCAGTTTTAGTATCTCCTAATGATAGACATATTATTGCTTTAGGCACAAATGATTTATCAGGAAATTATAATCCACTATTAGTTCGTTGGTCTGATACAAATAGAAGAGATAATTGGACTCCTTCAGTTAGTTCTAATTCTGGAGATAATCTTTTAACAGACGGTACAAGAATTGTTGGAGGAGTACGTTCTCGTAATGGAGTTAATATTTGGACTGATAATGCATTATGGAATATGTCTTTTGTTGGTCCTCCTTTTGTATTTAAATTCCAACAGTTAGGATCAAACTGTGGATTACTTGCTCCTCATGCTGCTGTAGATTATAAAGGAGCATCTATTTGGATGGGGCATGATAATTTTTATACCAATGATGGACAAGTTAGAGTTCTTCCTTGTACCGTTAGAAAGCATGTATTTGATGAATTAAATTTAAGTCAAGTTGATAAAGTTTATGCAGGAATAAATTCAGAATTTAATGAAATCATCTGGTTATATCCTTCTAATAATACTACTAATAGTGATTGTGATAAGTATGTTATTTTTTCACCAGAAGGAAATTATTGGACTATAGGAACTACATTATTTACAACCTTTGCAGACCAATATGTATTTGGTAATACAATTACAACAGGAGCATCTGTAGGTGGAAATAACCTTTATGATAATGAACCTGTTGGGATTAATTTACAAACAGGCTCAGGAAGTGCATTAACTTCATTTATTGAATCTGCTACTTTTGATATTGATGATGGTAATCAATTAATGTTTTTAAATAAAATGATTCCTGATTTTGATTTAACAGATGGTAATATTAAGTTTTCTATTACTACTAAAGATTATCCTGAAAGCACAGCATCAGTTACAAAAGGACCATTTACAATTACTAAGTCTACACAGAAAATAGATTTTAGAGTAAGAGGAAGGCAAGCCAGTATTAAAGTTTCTACTAATTCAACTGAAGCTAAATGGAGATGGGGTGCAGTTCGTGTAGCCTTTCAACCTGATGGAGGAAGGTAATGGCTCGTTATCCTGATCTTCCTTTTCTTATAAATATTACACAAGAAGAAACTAGAAAAGTTTATCAAACTTTAGAAAAATGGGGAGCAGCTTTAATTAATCAACTTGATTTACGAGATCAAGAAATAGAAGCAGCACCTACTACAAATATTTATACAGTTGTTACAGTAACTAATATTGGGCGTCCTAAAGGGGGAGATATTGCATACTCTGCAAGCAGTGGTAAATTTAAGGGTTATGTAAGTACTGCTGCATCTACAACATGGAAAGATTTTAATTGATGACTAATGAAGAATATTTTAAATTTGTTAATAATAGCACCTTGATTAGTAATCTTAATCAAGGACAAATTATGTTACCTGAATTATATAATATTCAACAAAAGTTTCATCCAATTCAAAATGTATCTAGTATAAATAATAATCCACAATCTAATTATACTTCTTTTGGAGATAGCTATGCA